CGCATTACAGCGTCAGGGCGAAGATGCCGCTCGCGTTCCAGATCACCGTGAAGGTGCCGTCGGTGACGCTGTTCGTCCCGCCGAAATAGTTGTAACAGAGCCCCTGGTCGGCGACCGGCGTGGTGATGGTGTCGTCATAGACGAGGCAGCCGAACACCGCCAGTAGCGTCGCCGAGCTGCCCGATGCGGTGTTGGCGGCGTCAAAGGTGTAGACGTTGGTGCTGAACGTCGACGTCACGCTGGCCAGCGCCACGCCACCGACCGCCCACTCCGCGCCATCCGAAACCTCGTTGCCGGTGGTGACCCACTGCCCGACGTTGTAGGCGGTGTTGGCGCTGGTCACGGTCTGATCGGGCGTGATGTCGTTGTCGTACAGCGCCACCTTGAGCGAGGCGTCGGTGTTGAGGTCGATCGCGGTCGTGTTATTCAGGACATCGGTCACGAGCGCGCTGAAGATCTTCGAGGCGGACCAGGCCATTAGCTAAGTTCCTTTCGTGCTGCGATGGCCTGCGCCAGCGCCTTCTCAGCGCCCGCCAAGTGGGCGAGCTGCCGTTCTACCTTGGCTTTGCACGCGGCGACCGCCGCATCCGCCACCGCTTTGAGGTTCGGGGATGGCGCATCCACAAGCCGTGGACACCTCAGCATCGAGCGCGGCGCCAGATCCACCAGCCTTCGTCATGCGATCTCTCCCGTTGCGGTTGGGGCGAACACCGCCCGGTCCTCGCCATCGTCGCGCCTGGTAACAACCGCCATCCAGGGACGCCCTTCGGCGTCGGTCTGCACCTTCTCGGTGCCGACGTAATCCTCCCGCTCCACGGCGCGGACCTCGCAGCGTGTCCCCGTGGCGACCATCGGCGCAGTCAGCCCCTTGAGGCCGGGGCAGGTATGGAAGCGGGTATGCGGACGCGCTTCATGGGTGATCGACTCGGTGGTGCAGTTGGGGCAGACCCAGTGGCGGGTGGGCTGGATCAGGACGGTCATTTGTTACAGGGCCATGCTGGACGGCAGGGTGCCGCTGTGGATGACGGTGATGTCGTTCGTGCTGGTAGTGGCCACCTTGAGCCAGCCAGCGACCTCCACGCCCGGGCCATAGAGGTAGTGGCCGTTGGCGATGCTCGAAGCCAAGGTGGCGATGGTCCGCTTGGAGTCGGACAGAACAATGGTCGCGGCGGCGGTCGCATTGACCACGACGGCATACAGCATCCCTGACCCGAAACACATGATCGAACCGGCAGCGCAGCCCATGACGATCGTGTCGTTGCCGACGTTGATGACCCAGCCGGCGCCCGTGGCCGAGGTCACTGTGCGGAAGGCTTTGGTACTCGTCGCCACCGAGTCGGCGATGGGAGTCATCACTTCGGTCAATGCCTGGCCATCGAGGCCGGTACCGACGACGGTGATCGTTCCGAGCGTGTCGACGCCAGTCACAGAGGTATGGGTGATCGTGACGAAACAGCCGCCCTGCCAAGCGGGGCTCGGGTTGGCGATGGTGTAGGCCCCGACGATCATGTTGGTCGAGGTCACGAAGCGGTTGGTGACCGCTGCCGTGCTGGCTGAGATTGGGGTGTAACTCGCCATCAGGACTTTCCCTTGAAGCCGGCCGTGGTAATTGGCTTCCCTTCCGGCTCAGGCTCCGGCACAGGCTCGAGCTCGGGCTCGGGTTCCAGTTCGGGCTCAGGTGCGGCCGTGAGGCTTCGTTTTTCTCCGGGTGCGGCGGTGGCCTGCTCGACCCGCGTGTGCTCACGCAGGATGAGCGGGGCGAAATGAGACGGCATCTTGGCGATGGCCGGGTCGCCAGCCTCGACGACGTCGCCCTTGTGGTACTCGACTTCCTTGCCACCGAGCGAGCCGACAAACGACTCCAGGACGGTGTAGAACGCGGCCTTCGCCATGGGTGACACCTCGTAGGGGAGGTGGGGCGGCGGGGATTGGAGCCCGCCGCCCCCGTTGGGACCTAACCCGTCGGGCTTAGGTCAGGTAGCGGAGTGTGCGACCGGCATCCACGTTGAGCGGCCGGGCGTCGTTGCGCCACATGAAGTACAACGCGGATTGCCCGGTCACAAGGTTGCCCTGCGAGGCGCCGAAGATGAACGGGATGAAGCTCACGCTCATGCCGATCCGCTCGACGATCACGTAGGACTGGGGGGCCAGCAGCGTCCCGATGACGATGTTGGCCGTCTGTGCCGTTGGCAGGGTGGGGGACTCATTGACCGGGTAGCCGAGCAGCCGGAGGCCGGTGTTGCCGGCGCGGTCGAGCTCGGGGATACCGACGGCCTGATACTGCTGGCCGCCGAACAACTTGCCGCCGGTCGTCTCCAGGGTCTGGAACCGGCGGATGGACAGGCGGTTCAGGAACCACTGGGCTCCGAACCGATGGCGAACCGGAAGCGCCGCCTCGGTCGCGTCCGCATCGGCCGCCGCGAGGGTGACCGAGGTGGCCGTGGTGATCGAAGTGTACGCGCCGGCGGTGCCGTTGACCGGACCGACACCGAGCGGGAAGACGGTGGTGCCGACGCCAGTGGCGAACGACGCCTCTTCCTCGTTGTCCTTGGCCTCCTGAATCAGGGTGGCCATCTCAGCACCGAGATCAGACCGGTCCTGGAACATCTCCATGGACGCGGTGATCTGACCCTGGACCCGCTTCACGATTTGCTGGGGCTGGGCGAAGGTCGGGCCCTGCTCGGTGGTGGCTGCCGCCTCGGTCGTCCGGGTTGCCACGACCGCGGTCGAGGTCAGGGCGTTCCAGGTATCGGTGCCCACGATGGACACGACACGGCAGGAACGCCGGTACGGGTTGACCGCACCAGACCACGAGCCGATGGCGATGATTGTCGGGTCGAATGCGAACGGCACGGTGAATCCACCAGTCCCGTCCACACCCACCGCGAGGGCCGTGCCTCGCTGTTCTTCGGGAGTCAGAAGCAGCGGACCGCCCTGGCTCTTGATGAACTTGTCGAAGGCCCGCTTGTAGAGCGGGCTGCCGGTCGCCTTGATTCGATGCGCGAGCACCTTGTCGGGCGAGTCGGCGTAATCGAGCAGGTAGGCAATGCGATCCTTCGACGCCTGGGCGCCGGTATCCGTTTGCGGGAACGTGGTGATCTCGACGGCGCGCATCGCGTCGTCACGCCACGCCTGGTTGCGTGCCTCCACGCTCGGGTAATGGTCGCTGAAGCTGTAGATGTCAGCCTCAGACTTCCGGTTGATCTGGTTGCCCGGATGCGGGTCGAACGCGCGCTCGACCTTCTTCGGATCCTGGCCGTTGATCTGGATCATGGCCTGCCGCGCATCCCATGCGGCGATGTCGGCCTTGAGCGCGTCGCGCTCCGCTAGATCGGCGTCCCACTGGGTCTGCTCGTCCTCGGGCAGGACGCCGGGGAAGGCGACTGCCTGACGGGCCAGAGCCTCGTCCAATTCGTTGACGCGGGAGACCTTGTCCTCGCGAGTCGTGTACTCCACGGTTGTGCTCCTTGCATCAGGAGACCCGCCTTCGAGCGGGTCTTCGGTGTCGGGTGCCGCATCCGGCGGCGGCGGTTCGGGTGGAGTGTCCGGCTGCGGCGGCTCCTCGGGAGGAGCGTCCGAAATCGGCGGCTCGCTGGCTGGCGCTGCGGCTCTGGCATCGGCCGGAGTGCGGGCGCTCTGGGCTTTGCGAAGCAGCGTCTCGAATGCCTCGGGATCGCGGCTGCGCTGATAGAAGGCGTCGGTGGTCGATCGAGCACCGGCGGTGGCGTTCGGGTTTGCAGGAAACGTCACCGGACCAAATTCGTAAACCCGGACCTCAGTGATCGTCCGCTCAGGAATGCCCACGGGGTTGTATTCGGAGGGCTCCGGGTGCCGATCCCACTCGTCGGCCTCGACGGTGAACCGGAATGATGAGCCGTACAGGCCAGCCCGCAGCCCAGGCTCGAGGTCGCGGTTGTAGGAGGTGTCCAGCAGCGGCACGGCATAGGCCGGGCCGACGCCGTCTTCCTCCAGGCGCGCGATCGGGCCGAGAATCTTGTTGCCGATCTGCGGGTCCTGACCATGGTCATATAGGACCTTCATCGCCCCGCGATCGTCGTTGCTCTTGCGGATCGTCTTACGGAACGAACCCGGCGCGATCTGCTCGAGGAAGTTGCCCTCGATCCAGGAGTCGACCTCGTACCAATCATTGAAGGTCGAGAAGTGCCCGGTCATGGTGGGCATCGCACCATCGTCCCCGGCAGTCTCGGGTCCCTCAGCCACGGCGCGCGTGACGGGGAATGGGAGCTTCTCGGGTGGAAGCGCAGCGAGATCTTCGGGCTTCATATGGACGTCGGCCATGGAGTGTTCTCCTGGTTCGTTGGCGTAGAGCGCGGCGAGCTGCTTCTCGGCAGCCGCCTTGGTGGCATGGCATCCGGCCACCGAATCGTCATCGTCCTTGATGACCGCGAAGGGCTTGGAGTCAGGGCATTCCTCTGAGGAGCCGATGTGCCAAGGCACAGGTCATGCCTCCATGGGCACAGGCGCCTTACCATTCGATGGCGCTTCGGTTGCATCGGGCTGAAGCTGAACGGACGGGAGGCCGGTGTGCTTGAGCAACTTCGTGTCTTCGTTCTCGACTGCAGCCTGAGCCGACTCAGCCGTGAATCCGTCGCGAACGTACTGGCCAATGGTCTGGCCCTTGATCTGCTGGATCTCCGCGGCGTCCTTACGGTCCTCGCGGAGAAACGGGATATCGCTGGCATCGATCCACAACTGCGAACCGGCGGGCGGCTTTACCAGCGTCTCCATCGAGCCACAGAAGTTGCCCCACAGCCACCACAGGGTCTTATCGGCAACGAGGCGGCGGGCCGCCCCGAAGTTCCCCTGGTTGAGGGATGAACCAGCCAGTCCCTCGGACAATCCGGCGATGACCGGGTGGATGCCTGACGCGGCGGCGATGCGTGTCTCGGAGGCGCCCTGTACCGCCTTGAAGTCCAGCTGCTGGAGATCCCTGCCAACGACGGTGGCATCCGCGCCCGCGGTCAGGAACAGGGTCTTGTATGCGTTCGCGCTTCCCTGGTGGCCCGCCATTATCATCTCGCGCCACTCATTGAACGCCTCCTTGGCCGGGGCGTCGGGGCGCTTGATGATCATGTTCGGGGTGCCCGCGTTCTCGTAGAACCGGAGCTTGTGGGTGGTGGCTGCCCCATCACCCATGATCTCGCGGACGATCGGCGTGATCCAGCTCATGCCCCGGACGTTGCCGGTCGGGTCAGGGATCGGGGCGAAGTGGGCGATCTGACTGCGCTGGAGGTATTCCGGCTGGCCGCTTCGCGAGTACTCGCCGCCGGGGTAGTAGATGATCCCCAGGAACTCGGCATCGAGATCGTCCGACGAGACATCCGGGTCGTCGGTCCCGAAGACCATCGTCACCCAGCTCGGGCGCATCCGCTTGATCTGCCGATTGCGGAGGGTGGCGTAGAAGTTGCCCGCCGCATCAGCGTCCTCGATGGCGCGGGCCAGGAGATCAGCGGTCGTGGCGTTCGGCCACGGATGCTCAAGGATGGTGAGGCTATCGTTGCCGTACAGACGTCCGGTGCGGAAGTCCCGGTACTTGAAGCGCGCCTGGGAGAAGAGGGCTATGCGATCGCGCATGACCGCGAAGACGATGGGGTTGGACTTGAACGCCCGCGCGACGTAGGACTCGAAGCTAGATTCGATCTCCTCTTCGCGCGCACCGGGTAGCGTCAGACTGAGCGGGTAGGCATGCCCGTCGATGTTGGCGTATGGCCAGAGGTTGTCGACGCCCCCTAGCCACGGAGGAATAACCGCAGAACGGCTCTGAACCGCCCGTCGGCTACTGCGAGCGAGACGACGGCTCAGCGCGGTCCAGCTCTCACCCTCGGGCCAGCGGATATCGGTATCACCTGGCATTGGTTACCTCCGCGCCCGGGCCTTGTTGGCGACGGTCGAGTTACAGGGCGAGCAGGCCACCACCCAGCCGGCCGATGGATTTCGGTCATCGACATGGGCCGCGACCCAGCCGTTGTCTGCGGTCAGCCAGGTCCCGCAGCCATAGGCGCAATACCGGGGAAGCGTCTCGGCAAGAACTCGGCGCGCGGCCCGGTGCTCGGGGCCGTAGCGGTTCCCGCGCCTTGCTTGGCGAGCTCGATCAGCCTGGCGCTCATGGGCCAGGCAGCGGGTCCGGCGGGTCAACTCCGGGCACGGTCGCCCATCAGGCAACCGCTCTAGGCAAGGACGGAGCACTAGATGAGCTGGGTTAGTACCCAGGCGGCGGCACGCCGTCGTCAGGTGGCAGCTCAATCGGGGTAATTGACGGAATGGTGGCCCCCGCCACAGCGCCGGCCGCCGTCGCGCCCTGCTGCTGGCGGGCGGTGGCGCCGGCAACCTGGGACCCGAACTCCCACGTCAGGGCCGAGCCCATGAAGCCGATGATCGCGCCCTTTACCAGATCGTCCAGCACGAAGGGATAGATCACCAGCGAGTAGAAGCCGCCAATCAGGACGACCAGGACGATGATGTGGCCCCACCAGGCCCGAGTGTCAGGCACTTCTGGTCGCTAGAGCGCGCCGAGCAGCGAGAACAGCAGCGGCCACGGCCGCGACGCCGAGCGCCTGCAAGGCGCCCTCGCCGAACAGGTCGATCGATCCACCGCCGAAGATCGGGTCAGCGGCGAACGCCACTACGAAGATGGCGACGAATGCCTCGATAAAGCGAGTCAGGGTTGCCTTGTCCATGATGTCTCCTAGTGCTTCGGTGAGATGGTGAAGGTCGGAGAGTTGGCGGTATCCGGGAAGGTCCGCCACAAGTCGCCGTAGGTCTGAAGGCGGGCAGGCTGGGCCACGGTTCGCGGCCGTCGTCCTACTGCCCAGCCCACCCATGCGCCGATGGCGAAGCCGAAGAGGAACCTCATCCGAGGGCAACCTTCGCGGCGCCGATCTTCCGCTGCGCCGCGGCGAGCTCGATGATGAGTGGATCCTTCACGGCCTTGACCGCCGCATCGAGCTGAACCTGGGTGAAGCCGCCTACCGCCTCGTATGGGGTGAGAGGACCGGCTTCGGAGCGGAAGATGTAGCCCCGTTCAATGGTCCCCTGCCCATAGTCGAGCATGGCTGACAGCCACCGATCGGTCGGCCCTTCCGGTCCCTCGACCTCGAAATCGGGGAAGACATTGGTCCCAGCCGGGAGCGTCAGGATTGGCGTGTGATCATCATCCGGTTCCCGGCGGAAGTGAGCAGGCGCGGGCAGAACCCCAACCTTGTTGACGATGCGGTCGATGGGCTTCCCTTTGAGCATGTCGTCTCCTGCTGGAGCCTCCGCAGTACCGCCGGCCTTGGCGACGATCCGGTCGATGACGCTCTTATCGGTGCTCGGGCAGTTGGCCCGATTGACGCTGTTGAGCTGGTAATGACCAATGACCGTCTCGCGGCTGATCGGGAGCCCAGCCTTGGCATGGTAGTAGGCGATGATCCGCGCGCAGGCCGCCTCCTGCTCGGGGGTGATCGGGTTGCCGGGTTCACGACCCACGTTCTCAATGGTGACCAGCGACCGCTCGTTGGCGTTCACGCCATCCCGGACCAGGGCGGCGATGCGCGGGTTGGTCAGATCCGGGTTGGCGACGTCGCCGTTGGTCCACGGGTCCATGTGGAGCGGGTCACCGAGGGCCTGGACGATGGAGCCATCGGGGTTGACGAAGAACGTGGCGCTGTTCTGGAGGCCGGGGTCGTTCAGGCGCCAGGCGACCTCGTTCTGCGCCGAGGCGGTATTGGCAGTGATATGGATGACCGAGAAGGCGAGGGGCGGTGTTGGCGTGGGTCGCAGCGAGCCCATCGGGTAGCCCCACTCGACAAGCTGGGTCAGCGTCGCGCCGGGGAAGATGTCACTTGCCACTCGGATCCCCCGATGGCTCGCCGAGTGGGTGGCAATGTTTGCAGGCGTCGACCGTCCCGCCCTCGATCAGCTTGGTCGCCTCCTGGAGGCTGATGTCCAGCGAGGTGTCGGCGTCGGACGCATCCAAGTTGCATTGCTCAAAGGCTGGCCAGCGGTGGAGGGTGTCGGTGCCAGCGCGCTGGACTAGGCGGAAGTCAGCCATCGGGTTCCTCCTTCAGACGAGGACGCCCTGCCACCACGCCCACCAGGCGTAGACGAGTTGCCGTGAGCCCGGGGCCAGCAGGTGGCCGCCGACAGTCCCCGTGGCCAGCAGGTGGTGGATGGCGTGGTGGACGTTCTCGTGGCAGGTCCCACACAGGGGAGCCAGCTCGTGGCGGATGGCCAGTCCGGCCAGCGCGCAGAGGTACTTGGGGAAGATGTGGTGCCGCTCGGTGGCGATGGCGCGGGGCGAGTGGTCGGCGGCCCCGACGCAGGCTTCGGGGTCCCAGGTCATTCAGTCGATCTCCCGTGAGATGCCGAGGATGCGGTGCAGCCGATGGCGGTCCCGCGCATCGAGCAGCGTGTTGAGCGCCACCGCCACGTTGGTCCCGATCAGCAGGATCGTCACCGGATTGACGTTCGATGGGGTCGGGTTGCTCACCCACGCCACGACGCCAATCAGCGCCCACGAACCCTGCACGAACAGCCGGATCAGCTCGCGCCGGAGCTCTCCCCGTGCCACCAGGCGCCGGCCGTTGATGATGGGCGGCAGGGAACTCCAGTCACGCCATGCATCGACCACATTCCAGATCGAGAACAGCGCGCCCAGGGTGGCGGCCCCGGTCCAGATGGCGAGGATCATCGGTGCTTGGGCTTCGGATTGCCGCGGTACACCGCTGCGCGGGTTTCGAGCGAGATCAGCCGCCGCTTCGCGTCCACCAGATCAGCGTCGGTGCGCTTGGGCATGAGCCGGTTGCCGAGCAGACGCCGGAATACCCGACTCAGCAGGCTCACTTTTCCACCACCCGCTCACCGACGTTGAGCGCCTTGTACGCGATCTGCTTCCATTCGTCCTCGCGCTTCAGCGAGGCTGTCAGCTCGCGCCCGAACACCCATGTCCCACGCGCTCCGGTGACGACGACGATGATGAGCGCGGCCAATGGGAAGCCGAACTGTGCGACGAGTTGCTCGAAGGTCATGGGCGGCTCCACGCAAAGAAGCCGCCGATGAGGCGGCGGATGTTTTCGGGGATGGCGAGGCTCAAGTGTCGGCGGCGTCAGCCCCGCTCGGCGTGGCTACGGAAAAGGCGCGCTTGAGCTCCGACGCGCTCGGTATTCCGGAATAGCGTAGCACAACGTCGTACACGTCAAGCCCTAATCCGACCCCCACACCCATCGCTCCTGCATCGTCGCCATCTCGCGCACCGCCCCGATCAGCAGCCGCTCGGCCCGCAGGTACGACACGCCGCTGTGCTCCGCCGCCCACGCCAGCGAGTAACGGTTGCGGATGACCGCGTAGGCCAGCTCCGCGCAGACCGGGCGGGCGGCGTGATCCGGCCAGCGTTGGTGGTGGCTGCGGCAGTAGCGGTTCCACTCGGCCAGGGCGCGGCGGACCGGGAAGGCGAGGCCGTAGCCTTCGTGGTGGCCGAGCAGACGCACCATCTCGGAGGACAGCGACAGGCCGACCCGGCTGCCCGGCTCTTCCTCCTCGATGACCTCGTATTGGGCGGTGACGGTGCGCGTGACCGGCGGGGCGGTGACGGTCAGGCGGCGGGGCGTCTCGGCCTCCAGCGAGGCTTGCCAGAGGGAGAG